GCACCGAGAGCGGGTATTCCTTATCGCAAATCTTAGAAGTCACGCCAGACCCAAAGTATTCCCTATCGGAAAAACAGGTAGCGGAGATAATGAGACGAACATCCGCCAACAAAAAGGAAGGCAGGGGCTTTTCTCCGACATTTCTCCAACCATAGATGCTCACTACTACAAAGGGGGGAACTCTCGACCTTATGTGGTTGAGACTTGGAGCCGTAGAGATAAAGCAATGCGTACCTATGATGAGGGAATAGTTCCAACCCTTTTAGCCCAGATGGGTACGGGCGGTGGAAATGTTCCTTTTGTGCGCCCTGTCCTAGATGTAGCCCGAGTTAATAAGAGTCCGAATGGTCGAATGATTAAAGATGATGGTGACCCGATGTACACAATTACCGCGCAAGATAGACACGGAGTTCAAATCGGTAATGAGGAGGATTTCGGAATCCGCAAACTCACACCGCTTGAGTGCGAGCGCTTGCAAGGATTACCCGATGGATGGACAGAGTTCTATGCAGATGGGTCAAGAGTTCCAGACACACAGCGCTACGAAAGATGTGGGCGCACAATCACAATTCCAGTAGTTGAAGCAATGGGGAGAAAATTACATGAGTTCTACTGAGCCATTTTCATTTGACACGATTACAGACTTCGATGACCACATCGCTAAGTCCATTCCGAACTATCACCTTTTGAATGATTCAGTTCGAGACTTGGCTACCTTTTATGCCAAGGAAGATTTCAGCATAGTTGATTTGGGATGCTCAACAGGCAAACTACTTGAGTCCATCCCTTTCGAGGGAGCAAAACTCGGGATTGATATTTCTGACAACCTTCTTCCAGATAGCCATGACAATGTTGAGTTTGTCCGTAAAGACCTAAGAGCATTTAAGAATTTACGCGGTCTTGGTGCTACTCCTTCTCTTGTCCTCTCACTCTTTACGCTTCAGTTCCTCCCATTGGCAGACCGCCCTAATATCTTGAGCCTTGTCTACGATGAGTTGGCTGAGGGCGGGGCTTTTATCTGGGCTGAGAAAGTGCATGAGGAGTCTGGAGAACTTGAGCGTGTTATGAATTCTGCCTACTACGACTTCAAGCGCCTTCACTTCAGCGCATCCGAGATTATGAAAAAAGAGCGAGACCTTCGCCCTATCATGCAGACCAATACCTCAATGCGTAATTACATTATGGCTGAGAACGCTGGCTTCACAGTTGGCACGATGTTCTGGAAGTTTTACAATTTCGAGGCTTGGCTCTTTGTTAAATGAAAGCCAATATCCAAACGGGAAACATTCAAAGTGTAACTATCAGTTCGCTCACCGCCTACCCTACTAATCCGAGACGAGGAGACATAGATGCCATTGCATCATCGCTTACTGCTCATGGTCAGTATCGCCCTATCGTGGTTCAAGCAAGTACCAAGTTTGTACTCGCGGGTAACCACACTCTTAAGGCGGCTAAGAAACTTGGTTGGAAAAAGATAAAGGCAGTTCTTGTTGATGTAGACGATGACACGGCGAAGAAGATAGTCCTAGCGGATAACCGCCTAACTGACCTTGCTGGATATAACGAGCCACTTCTCAAGAGCCTTTTAGAAGCGCTCCCTGAGTTGGATGGCACAGGATTTACTCAATCTGAGGTTGATACTTTAGACCGCCTCATATCAGGTGACCAAAAGGAACCTTTGGGAACCTCTGGGAACCTTAAGGATGACCCCGAAGTAAAGATAGCCGCGTGGAAGTTTACAGTTGAGCAAGATGCCTACGATGCGTGGAAGGAACAACTTTACGAGGAGTTCGGCAAGACTAAGAGCAAGGCAAACGCTGGGATTAAACAGCGCCTTGGATTTCCAGAGCGAATTACGGAGAAGCCAGAACGGATTGAGGAGCGCTCCGAGAGTTCACCCGAGGATGTAGAAACCGTATCCGTGAACGAGATTCTTACTCACCCCTTAAATCCGCGTGAGGGTGATATTGGAGCAATCATTGATTCACTCTCAACCATGGGGCAATACAGACCAATCGTGGTAAATCGCCCCACCAAGCATTGTGTATCAGGAAATCACACACTCCAAGGAGCAGTTCAACTTGGGTGGGAGAAGATAGCCGTACATTGGATTGATGTAGACGACATAGAGGAAATCAAAATCCTTATCGTGGACAACCGCACTTCAGACCTTGCCACTTATGATTCAGGTGACCTTAATAAGTTACTGACCAGTACGAGTACAAAGGGAACAGGATTCTCTCGGGAAGATGTGGCAGAGATTCTCTCAGGGGGAAAGACTAAGCCCGGACATAACCCGATTGGTCGAACCAATATCAGAGTGGGCAATCACTCGATGCGAGTTCATACCGAGGACTTGAATACATGGGCTAACACCATATATGGCTGGACTGACATAGCAGAGTTATTGCATATACCATTAGAAGCCTGTACAACCGAGGTAGAATAAACCAATGGCATCAACAGTAGCGAAGAAACAACCAGCGAAGGCACCTGCCAAAAAGACGGCTGGGAGACCTACTGCGCTCCTTGAGGAGATTAAAGAGCAGACTCTCCTCGATTACATTCGAATTGGAACACCTGTTCGAAAAGCAGTTACCGCTTCAGGGATAGCAGAAAAGACTTTCTATAACTGGATGGCTAGAGGGATGGCTGAAAGAGAACGCCAAGCCTTAATGCCAAACGCAAAAAAGAACCCCACCGAAGTTATATTTCTACAATTTTTACAGCGAGTTGAACAGGCGAGAGCAGAAGCAATTATGAAAAAGGTTGCCGTTATTGCCAAGAGCGGTAATGATGGAGACTGGAGAGCGGCAGCGTGGTGGCTTGAGCGCCAAGTGCCAGAGGAGTTCGGAAAGACAGACAGATTCGAAATTGGCGGAGCCAATGGTGAAGCAATTAGAGTTCAGGTTGAAATGGGCGATTTAGAAGATAAGATTGCAAAGGTCTTAGCGATTCGAAAGAGGTAGAAATGGCTGACAGGCTAGTAGACCTCGTTCTCAACGCCACGCCAGAGGAGAGAACAAAGATTTATCTCTCGCTCACCGATGAGGAGAAAAACGCTTTAGGTGTAATCCTTGATGCTGAGATAGAAAACCCATGGGCTAGATACGAGAATGACCCGATTGGATTTATTGAAGAAGGATTAGGCGAAACGCTTTGGTCTAAACAACGCGAGATTCTCGAATCAATCATCCACAACAAGAGAACAACAGTTCCCGCTTGCCACGCGCCCGGAAAGTCGCACCTCGCGGCGAGAGCCGTGGCTTGGTGGATTTCAGTTCACCCGCCGGGAACAGCCATGGCTATCACTACCGCATCAACATTCAAACAGGTTCGAAACATCATGTGGGCAAACATCCGCCGAGTTCATATTGCAAACCAACTTCCGGGCGAGATTCTTACAACCGAATGGAAAATGGATGACACGGTAGTTGCCTATGGTTTCCGCCCCGCTGATAACAATGAAGCCGCGGTTCAGGGTATCCACGCACCTCACCTGCTCGTAGTAGTGGATGAGGCTGGTGGTATCTCAGACAAGATTGGCTCAGCCCTTGAAGCCCTTATGACGGGTGGACACACGCGCCTCCTAGTATTGGGTAACCCACCGACAGACCAAGAGCAGACATGGTTCGAACGCATCTGCAATTCACCTATCTACACAAACATCCCTATCGGGGCTTACGACACCCCTAACTTCACGGGTGAGGAAACTGGTCAATGTCGCAGTTGCCCACCTCATGTAGAGGCTCACGCAGTCGCTACGCACCTAGTAGACCAAAGTTGGGTGGATGATGTAATCAGCGAGTTTGGAGAAGATTCTCCATTCGTTGAAGCCCGTGTAAATGCCCGATTCCCACAAACGGGAACAGGAAAGGTCATTCCCTACCATTGGGCAGAACAGGCTACCCAGAACGAGGATTATCTCGAATCTAGCGTTATCCGTCTCGGAGTGGATATTGCATCCGATGGCGGAGATGAATTCGTAATTGCAAAGGCAGATGGATA